CAATGACAGCAGCCGACAGAGCTTTGTTCGGAGAAGGATTAACTTCTCCAACAGGTTATGCTAACAGAAAGTTTATGTACAGAGAATTAGATCCTGACAATGTTAATCCTCACGGAGAGGTAATTATAGTTGGCAATAACGGAACAGCTTGGAAAGTAGATGCAAGAATAGGAGCTGAAAATAAAAGAGTGTTTACTAAAGTAAACTTAGCACAACAAGAAGGCTATAGGTATATGCCACTAGACAAAGCTTTTATATTATCAACACAACAAAGACTAAGAAGAGTTGCAACTGCTGCACATGAAAAATGGAAAAAGAAAATGATAAGTGGAGGTACTTATATAGATCCTGACACAGGAGAAGTAGTTGAGTTTGCAGGAGTGTTTGGAAAAAATGTAAAAGTTGAATCAGCTACTGAAAGAGCTCTTAGAATTCTTTATAGAGGTGATGTAAAAGATTTAGGAATTACTCCTGAACAAGCAGAAATTAATATTAGAAAATGGGAAGCAGGAGAAAAAGTTGCTGACCCACATATTATTACTAAAGAAATAGAAATTGCAAATTTACAGTCTTATTTAAATGACATACTTTTTGACCCTGAAACTAACACATTAAGAGAAGAAATTACTTTGACAGAAACAGATATTAGGCAATTAAAAAATATAGTTAATTATTTAGATGATACAAAAGACGAGGTATTGCAAGAAGCTGCAGAACAAATAAGAGCTATATGGGCAAATGCTGATGGAGATGACATTATTCCTACATTAGAAAGTATAAGAGCCGATGGATTAGGTAATAAAACATTTACTACAATATTAAGAAACCTTCCTATGTTTGATCGATGGAATGAAACATTAGGTAAAGAACAAATAAACTTTGCTATTGTGCTTGCTCATGCAAGAAGGTTAATGGGAACAGATTATGTTAATAATTTGCCTACCACTCAAGGAGTAGGAGATCAAGGGTTTGATTACAAAGGAGCTACTAATGCTTTGAAATCTGTGATTAATGATTACAAATTAAATGTTAACAAACAAATTGACACCGAAATTGTAAACTTAGAAATGCAAATTAAAGATTTAAATGACAATTACCAAAATGTGTTAAGGCAACAAGAAATTTCAGGAGTATACTTAGAAGACCCCTTAGATGAAATTACAGCACAAATTACTTTTTTGCAAGGTAAACAAGATAATTTATATGGATTAAAAGCTTTATATAAACAGAGAGGGAAACCTAAAAGTTTAAATTTTGACGGGCAAGATTATATAAGAGGATTAAGTTACGGGGTTAATGGGTGGAACCCTATAGGAAGAGGATACACAGACGGAAGCTCTTTAGATAGTGTGTTTCAATTATTAAAAGAAACAAACATTCCTGATTCAGTATTAGATGATTTAAAATTTGCTGAAGATATAATGGAAAAAGCTTATCACACTAAAGTTAATCCTTTTGATAATAAAACTATAACAAGAGGGTTACAAGCAATACGAGATCAGTTGATTCATGAAAGAAAAGTAATAAGAACAAGAATTGACGAAGCAATGAAACAAGCCTTAATAAAACAAAACAATCAAGAATTAATGTTTAAAACTCAAAGAGATTTTATTACCAAATCTCAAATAAACGAAGGATTTGCTAGGGCTGCTTTTACTTTAAGAGAGCTTCCTGATGTAAATAGTCCTAAGTTTTTTAGATGGTTAAGAGACCAACCTGATGTAGACCCAAAAGCTCCTTATAGAAAAGACATAGCTTCTGAAAGAACTATAGCTCAAAGATTAGGTCTTGAAGAAGGATATATGGACGGTTTTCCTGTTGGCTCTGATGAACAAACTTGGTTTGTTACATTAGATAGAAGTGCGGCAGCTTTAGATAGTGCTGCAGACAGAAATCCCATGAGTGCTTTTAGGGAAGCCATAGAGTTTAAAAATGAAATGGATAATGCAATGGAACGAGGTGACTTAGGTAAAATGCAAAAAGCATGGTTAAGAGCTAATGCTACACAAAGAATGATAGCTTTAGGTTTTGATGCTTCTGTATTTAACATTCATTTATTACCTACTTGGTTTAATCACCCTCAAGCTCCCGTAAGAGCTTGGAAGGGTTTTTGGAAAGCTGCTCTTGGAGGACTGTCAGAAAGTAGTGAGATGGTACAAAAATATAAAATAACAGGAGAAGCTAGAGCAGTTAGAGATTTCTTTGGCCCCGAACTTTTAATGTCAGATAGCCAAGAAGTTTTTGAACAAAATGCAAAAAACGGAACTTATAAAGTATTTTCTAAAATAACCAAACGATTAGAAAATGCTTTTGGACATTCTTTAGATATAGCAGGAATAGAAATGGGTAAAGCATTAATGTATTTAGTAGACATGAATGCTAGTCCTCAAGTAATAGCAAGACAGAAAAAACAAATAGCTCAATATATAAATAACATGAGAGGGTTAAGTGATTCTAGCTTGGCAGGAATATCTCCTAATCAACAAAACATAGAAGCTATGGGATTTCTTGCAGCTAGATACAGAAGAGCAACAGCAGCGATATGGGTTAAAGCTTTTAACGGGGAACCATTAGAAAAATACATGGCACAAAAAGCTTTAATTAATTTGTTCACAGGAGTCTTTATGGCTACAGTAGGATTGCAAATAGGATCTTCAGCCTTAAGAGGAGATAGCCCTGAAGAAACTTTAGAAAAGTTAGAAAGAATGACAGATCCTTCTAGTAGCGATTTTCTTTTATTTAGTTTAAATAATCAAAAAGTCGGCCCCGGATCTAAGTTTGTATCTGATGCAAGAATACTTTCTAAAGCAATGAATTTTTTCTATAAAACAGGAACACAAGAAGATATGGAAGATTGGGAAAATTTTATGGCTTTGCATGATGATAATCCCGGATTAAGATGGGTGAGAAGTCAATTAGCTTGGACACCTTCTACTGCTTGGGATTTTCTTGTAGGAGAAAATTACATAGGAGAACCACAATTTAGAGAAGGTGATAGTGGGTTTGATACTCTTACAAACTTTGTTGAACCTTTTGGAGATATGGTAATACCAATGTGGTTATCAGGGTCTGTGCTTGAAAATACTCAAGGAGGATTAGAATGGGGAGATAGATTTACAGGAATGGGAACAAGAGGTGCTTCTGAATTTGTAGGGTTAAGAGCACACCCACAAAGTGCAGCAGGAATATTAAGAGAGTCATCTTGGGATATTTTAAACACTCCTTATAAAAACTTAGAACCTTTTCAAAAAGATATTTTACGATATAGCCTTATGGATCAATTAACTCCTTTGCAAGAGCAACAAGTAAAAAGAGGAACAAATGATTTTGCTTTATATTTTAATGATATAGAAAGAATTGAAAAAGAATTTCAAAATGAATTATTGTACATGACCAAAGTATACCCTAACACTCCTGAAGGAAATAGAAATATGTATGACAGATACAGGCAATTAAAAAGTTATACAAGAGGAAGAAAGCATGAATTAGGTTATGATATAGACTTCGACGAACCTGATCCCAATGTAACTGATCCCAAAAAAATAGCTTTAAATAAATATTATGCTTTGTTTGAAAAAACAAGAATACCCGGCACTCAAATGCAAGATTGGGATATGTGGGAAATAGAGTATGAACAATTAATGAATTCTTTATCAATAGAACAACAAGCTGTTATAGCAAGAAATACTTCTAGAACATCTATTCCTTATCAATTCTTAGAAAGAATAAGATATCTTGGAGAAGCAAAAGAATACAAAAGAATTATGAAGGCTCAACAATTAAGAGAACTTTATCTAGGGGCACAAGAAAGAGATGATTTAATACAAACTTCTAGAAAATTATATTTAATGGAATAGGATTGACGAATTTTATTTATTTTGTTATTTTTATATAAGGAGGACAAATGGTAAACGAAAATGAAAATATACAACCTGAATTAAATATGGTATCTGAAGAGAGTACAGCTCCTGTAGCTGAACCTCAAGCAGAGCCCGCAGTAGAACCTGCAACAGAACCTGTGACAGAACCACAGGCAGAAACTGCCTCATCTACTGAAACTAATTCTACTACAGAAACTACAGCACCTAAAGCTGAAGAAAATGTAGGGACTTATCCTAGTTCTGTTCAGCCTGATAATGATGTGCAACAAACACTTCAGCAAACACAACAAAGATTACAGCAAGTAGAACAACAAAACTTGCAAAATCAAATGTTGTACGAAACTGAAAATTATAAACAACAGTTAGCACAACAAGGATATAGTAATGAGCAGATACAATACGCTGCTGATACTTACTATCAAAACAGAGTGCAACAAGCACAAGTAGAGCAGAATTATAAAAAAGGATTAGAGTTTAGGGAAGGTCAATTTAAGGCATCTTTACAATTTGGTAAAAAATACAATGTAGATCCTGAAGTACTATTAAAGTACCAAACACCTCAAGAAATGGAAACTGCAGCAAAGCATATGTCTGAAGTCAGAGCATTAAAAGAAGAGAATGCTAGACTAAAGCAAGGCAAAGTTCCTACACAGAACTTTGACAACAATACTGCTCCTGCAGAAGCCACGACAAGTGAGGAAAGATTATTGGATCTTTACAACTCAGGAGTTCGCAATCCTGAAACCGAAGCAGCAGCTCGAAGGGCTGCAGGCATCGGATAATTTATTTACCTTAATTTAAGGAGGTCGTAATGGCACAGACAGCGACAACCGGAAATCTAGAAAATGCGAGTAAGATAATTATCGCAGCAGCTAGATACACGGAAGAACACAACGCACCTGCTATGGCATTAATTGAGCAATTTAACCTACCTAAAGGAGCTAAACAGGTAACTGTTCCTAAAGTAGGACAAATGCAAGTTGATGACTTAACAGATGGTGTTGACATCGTTGACGATCAAGAAATTGGCATGACAACTGTTGACTTAACAGCAGCAGAAGTTGGAGCTAAAGTTATCTTAACTGATAAACTTGTTCGTGAACAACAAAACAATGTATTCACTATAATTGGTAAACAATTAGGTGATGCAATGGCAAGAAAGAAAGATACAGATGTTCATTCATTGTATGGTTCTTTAAATGGTGGTACCACTCTTGGTGCTGCAGCAGCAAGCATGAAAGCAAGTAACATACAGGGAGCAATCACTTATGCAAAAGCTAATAAATTTGGTAGTCAAATTTACATTTTACATCACCCTAACTCAGTAGCTTATCTTTCTAAAGAAGCTGCAACAGTTGCTTCATCAGGTTCAGCAGAACTATCAAGTGGTTGGTCTGCAGATCTATTGAAAGACTTTTGGAGTGGACTAAGACCTATGAATGGTGTATCAATATTTGAAGATGGTAACTTATCAGTTGACTCTTCAGATGATGCAACAGGTGTTATTGCTGACAAGTCAGCTATGGCAGTTCTTAAGTCTGTAGACACTAGAACAGAGAGGCAGAGAGATGCAAGTTTGAGAGCCACAGAAGTGGTTATTACTTCAGACTATGGTGTCTTTGAGTTAGATGATACTAGAGGTGCAGGACTTATATTTGATGCTGCAGCTTTAGCAACTAATAACTAATAGTATGGAGGCATTAATTGGTTAATCATTATTATGGACACAATAAAAAGCAACAAAAAAAAGAAATCGATAAACAGAGGAAAAACATGGGGATAGATCAGTTTGACGGCTTACTGCCTGATTGGCAAAGTAAAACAACATACTACAATCATATTCCTAAGTTTAATGCTGAAGGAGATTTAGCAAAACCTTGTGGATCAGAATATCCGAATCAGCCAAGTGATGCAAACACACAGCAAAGACGAGGAAATATTGGGTTATTTCCTATAGTATGGGACGGCAAGTGTAGACTTGAAGCTAAAGGTGACAAGTGTATATGCAATCCTAAAAAAGAAAAAGCAAAGGAAGAGGTTAAACAAGAGAAGAAATCCTCTATTTAACCTCTCCTTCTTTTAGTATAAGTGTAACGATTGACCGAGCTTATACGAAATTTAACAATCGGTTGGTCGTAGGGGTTCGTCCCCTACTTTATAAATAGGAGGGAATCATGGCATTTCCGGTTACAATACAAGGCTCTTTTGGTGACGAGAAAGTTACTTCTTCAACAAAGAAGAACAGAATCGGAGCTAGAATGGTACTTCCTGATGGTAGTGCTTTCGTTTATGCTTACGCAGGCGAAGCTATTACAGCAGGTAAGGTTACTATGCAAGCTCAAACAGCATCAGACCACATTAAAGACTTAGCAGTTGCATCAGCAGCATCTGCAGGAGCTACTCAAATAGTATTAACTAATGGTGGCTCAACAGCAGTTACTGCATCTAGTTCTTATACAGGAGTAGGTACAACTGTTGGAGATTATGAAGACGGATATGTTTTCATAAACGATGTTAATGGTGAAGGTCAGATGTGGAGTATTAAAAATCACTCTGCAGCAGCCACAGGAGCAGCACTTACAATAAACCTACATGATACTGACAAAGTAGCAACAGCTCTTACAACTTCTTCACAAGCAGGTATTCTAAAGAATCCTCACAATGGAGTAGAAGTATGGGACACTAACGACATTGATGGTATCGCAGCAGGTGTTCCAAGATGTGATGTTACAGCTAACTATTACTTTTGGAACCAAGTGTACGGCCCCGCAGCAGTACTAACAAATGGTACAGTTGTATTAGGTAAAAATGTAATGACAGGATCTACTACTGATGGTTCCGTAGATGTTGTAGCAGACGACTCTAGTGCTGAGTTTATACTTGGTGGAGTTATGGCTGTTGGAGCAACTACTGAATATTCAGCAGTATTCTTAAACATTGGTGCTTAATAGTGCAGGTCGTAGGCTCAGAAACTTACGATAGAAGGTTAATACTACCTGTTGGTGTCACCCTTATAGGTGAATACGGGACAGGTAGTATTAAATCTTTATCATTTAGTTTTTACGATTCAGTTACAGAAAGGAGATCGGTACTTCATAATGTACCTTACACTCCTAGTGACCCTTATTCTCACAACGCTATTGAAACTATGATAGGAGAAGCTCATGAAACATGGGTAACACAAGTAAGAGCACAAGGGAAAAAGAAACCTAAGATGACACTTGATCAAAGAAAAGAAGCAGGTAAGATATTAGATGAAATAAGGGTAAATAAAGAAAAAAGAAACGAAAGTACTACAGGAAAAATTTATTTTGAAGGAACAAAAATTGACAGAAAGAAACTTAACAGAAAATTCAAACGGAAAGCAAGAGCAAATCGACGATAATGTAGTTGTACTACAAAGTGACATAGCAGAGGTTATGAAAGAAGATCCGATGCTTAATCTTAAAGTTGTAAACAAAGCTCTCTCTAGAGAAAACAAACATTTAAAAGAACAAATTAAAATAATGGGCGAAGCTCAAGTTAATAAAGCAATTAAGGAGGAAAGCAATGGCACCAATGGGTAAAGGTACATACGGAAGTAAAAGAGGACGACCACCTAAAAAGAAAAAAGCTATGAAAAGAAAAAAGAAGAAATAATTATGGCAGTAACACAAAGTAAAACAAGAAAAGGATATTACGAAAATATACATGATTTAATAATATTAACAGCCAAAGAAAAGAAAAAATATGAAGGCAAGGTTAATAGAAATTATAAGAAAAAAACTGCTAAAAGAAGGTAGACATGGCAATAACACACGGCAAAACATTAGAAGATTTAAGAAAAGCAATAGGCAGAAACCTAGGTAAAATGATTACCGGTACTACATCAGGTAGTGGTTCTACTACTACTGCGTTAGATACTACATTGTTTGGTGGAGATGACGAATATATAGGAAGTTATATAAGATTTACTTCAGGTACTTATGATGGTACTACTAGAAGAATAACAGATTATACAGCATCTACAGGTACAATAACATTTGCAGCAGTAGCAGGTACTATTGCAGGTAGTGTGACTTACGAAATATGGAAAGACGGATTTGATCCTGTTGTTATAGATGAGTTTATTAATCAATCTATACTAGCTATTACAGGAAAAATATATGATCCCGTAGAAAACCTTGATATACACACAGACAAAGTAAATGCTAGGTGGGAAATACCTAGTGGTATAGAGATGATACAAGATGTTTTTTACAGAGATAAATTTACTTCTGAAGTTTTGCACGATTGCAATTCTGCATTTGATGAATCGGTAGATTCTGATTTTACTATAACAGCAGATACAGAAGATTACAAAACAGGATCTGCTTCTAATAAAATTGTAATTGCAGCAGGTGCTTCAGCAGGAGATACTGCTTCAGATACCATCACTTCAGTCAACATATCTAAATATGATTACATAGAATTTTGGATTAAATCTTCAGTAGCTACAAGTGCAGGTAATTTAAAAATACATTTAGTAGATGCAGGTGGTATAGAAGAATCATTAGATGTACCTGCTTTAACAGCTAATGTATGGAAATATTGCAGAGTAGCATTGGTTGCTCCTTATGATAACACAGCTATTACACAGGTAAGATTTGAATACGATTCTGATTTAGGAGCTTGTGTGGTTCATTTAGATGATATTAAAGTAGTAAAAAATGATACAGCAACATGGGAAAAACTTGCTAGAAACACATGGAGAATAGATAAAGAAGGTACTTTACAAGGAGCTAGTACTGCTGACTTAGTATTGTCAGACAGAGGCAGAGCATTAGCTTCTTATAGATTAATCAAACTAACAGGTGGTGACAAACCTACTGAGTTAAGTTCAGATTCTAGTACTACAGAAGTTCCCGAAGATTATATTATTTCCTATGCTACAGCTTTGGCAGCACAGGCAGGATCTGTAAGACCTGATATTGATATTGATGGAATGAGAAATCTTGCAGCATTTTGGTTTGCTAAATCAGAACAAGCTAGAAACAATATGCCATTTTTATCAAATGTCAGGACAGTTAGGTAATGGCCAATAAAGTTATAAAGAAAAATGAGGTTTACCTTAATGGAAATTATTATCCAATAACTAGACCCGTGCAGCAGGTGTTAGCCTCCATCTATCCTGCAAAGGTTACTATTGGTGATACCACTCGTGATTCACAAGCTAGAACAAGTGTAATATCTTGGGCTGATTTCAGGGGTGGTATAGGTGTAGAGAGAATGGAAGGAGCTACAGATGTAGATCGTTCTTGGTTCAGTACCTGTAGCCTTCGCTACAAAAGGCACCTAGTATTACCTGCCAAAACTAATTCTGTAAGTAACTCAGATGCTACAGGAGAATCCTTAGACATACTACAAGAATTTGATGGGGCACTATATGGTATATGGTCAAATCAAAAAGTATATAAATATAATTCAGGATCAGACACATTTACTTCTGCGTTAGATACATTGCCTGCAGTAGCAACAGATGCTTTAGAAGTAAGAATGGGAGGCACATTATACCTAGTTATAGCTCACACAGGAGGATATACTTACACATCTAATGGCACAGATTTTACTGACGACACTACAGATACAAAGTTTCTTGCTTGGTGGGACGAAAAACTATGGGGAATAGATAATACAGGACAACTTTGGTACGCAACTACTATAGGAACTGAGGCAAATGATGCTAAGTTACCATTGCCTGACGGCCATGTAACTGATTTGTTTGTAGCTAGAAATGCTAGTGGTGATCCTATTTTATATGCTATGACTAAAGAAGGATTGTTTGCACATGATTTTGCAAACGGAAGATTTGTAGAAACACAACTAGCTTTACCATTTCACAATGACAATGGTAAAGGTTCTGTTAGATGGAGAGATTCTGTATATATACCTGCAGGATTAAGTATATATAAATATATTAATGGTAGTAACTCTGCTGTTGTAACAGTAGTGGGGCCTGACAGAGATGACGGATTACCTTCTGATTACAGAGGTAAGATATCTAAGCTTATAGGAACTCACAATGATTTAATTGCAATGGTAGATGGGACTTTAACTCCCGGAACTGTAGATTTATTTGCTTCAGGAGAATCTCCTGTAATAGACGCAAGTACAGGTTACAGTACAATATTAGGGTATAACGAAGTTGGTTGGGAAGTTAGGTGGTCAGCAGCAGGAACTGATAGGGGTAAAAAAATAACAGCAGGATTTGTATCTGATGTAGGTGGAACTTTAACAGCAACTAATCCTTATAGAATGTATTGGGGATTTGATGGAAAACTATATTACCAACAACTACAATCAGATGTTATTAACCCAACACAAGTAACAAATTATAGGTACGAAGATAGTGTAGATGGCATACATTACACTCCATGGTTTAGTGCAGATCAAGTTGAAGTAGACAAATTAGCATTAAAACTTAAAGCAGAAACAGCAGATTGTAACTCTAATCAAACTGTAAAAATAGAATATGCTTTAGATTATGTTGAAAGTTATACTACTATGGGAACAATTACTTCAAATGGAATAACAACTTATACTTTTGGAAGTAATATAGGAACAACATTTAGATCAATACAATTTAAAATAACTCTTGCTACTAATACTATAGCAGTTTCTCCTGATTTAATTAGTTTAACTTTAGAGTATAGAAAAAAATTAGATACAAAATTTGGTTGGTCTGTAAATATAGATTTGAATAAAGGATATAAAGGATCAACTTCTAAATCTATGAGAGCTAATATATTATCTGCTATACAAAGCAATACTTTATTAGAGTTTACTTACAGAGATGACTCTTCTACTAACAGAAACTACTATGTTGACATAACGAATGCACAAGGATTAGAAGAAACAGCGTATGACGAAAGAGGCACAACTCAATTATTATTAACGGAGCCGTGATGACCACTCAATCAAGTCAGTTACAAGCACCACCTAATTGGGAAGGAAGTTTACCCGAATATTTAGTTTACAGATCTTTAATAGAAAGTTTTGGAAAAGAAGAAGGTATTGATTTTACTTATCAATCTTCTCTCTTAGGAGGAAGATTGTTTAAAGGGGGAGTAATATTAGATTTCTTTTTTAACAACCCACCTGACCTTGCAATTAATGTGCAAGGTGAGTATTATCATTATGGTATGGGTGCAACTTACTTGCAAAATGACATAATGGTAAGACAGCAAATGGCAGGAGAAGGGATTAATTTAATATTTATAGATGAAAGTGATATACTTAATGATGTAGACTATTATGTTAGAGAGGCATTAAATTATAAAGATCATTCTAGATTAGGAGCAGGAAGATAATGGCAACAATATATCAAGCAGGATATGTGTTTAAAGACGATGGTACTGCTGTAGAAGGAGCAACAGTTCAGTTGTATCAAGCTGATACTACTACTACTGAAGGCAGTTCTACTACTACCAACTCTTCAGGATATTGGTCTTTAAGCACCACCACAGAACATACTTCAGGATATGACGCAAAGATAACTTCAGGTTCTTCTATCAGATATAGAAGAGGTAACGACAAGTTACAGCTTGAAGAATTAGATATACGAAATGATACAGGTAATGGCCAAGGTGGATTACTTGTAGCTAATACAACTAACAATGCTAGTAATAAAGTGGCAACATTTGCAGGAAGAAATAGTACAAGAGCAGACGGAGATGAGATATACATTTCGTTTGAACTTAATGACGATGGTGGAAACATACACGAATTTGCTCGTATGACAGCAGAGGCAGTAGATGTTTCCAATGGTAACGAAGATGGACAAATTAGATTTGGAGTATCTGTCGCAGGTACTATGACAGATGTGTTTACTATCAATGCTACCACAGCAGGTGTAACAGACATGACACTTGATGTGTCGGGTGATATATCTTTAGATGCTGATGGAGCAGATATATTCTTTAAAGATGGTGGTACTACATTTGGTTCAGCTACTAACAATAGTGGTAACTTAATAATTAAGTCAGGTACTACAACAGCCCTTACTTTTAGTGGGGCTAATGTAACCTTGGGAGGTACTGCAACTGTAACAACCTTGGCAGAAGTAGGAAGTGATACTGATAAAATAATAATGTCAGATAGTGGGGTTCTTAAATATGTAACAGGAGCTAACTTAAGAAGTTATATAGGAGCAGGCACAGGAGATGGAGATATTACAGGAGTTACGATAACTGCCGATGATACTAATACAGCTTCTGATACAGCAGGTAGTGCAGACTTTACTATAGCAGGTGGTTCAGGATTAACATCATCTGTGTCAGGAACTACAATAACTGTAGCAGGAGATGATGCAAGTACATCTGCTAAAGGTGTAGCTCAGTTTAGTTCTGATAACTTTGCAGCATCTAGTGGTACTATAACCATTAAAGATGGTGGAGTAGTAACAGACGAAATAGCAGCAGATGCTATTACAGGAGCTAAGATTGCTGATGATGCAATTAATAGTGAGCATTATACAGATGGTTCTATTGATACAGCACATATCGCTGACAACCAAGTAACCCTAGCTAAGATGGCAGGACTAGCAAGAGGTAAGATTATATATGGAGATGCAAGTGGCGATCCTGCAGCATTGGCAGTAGGAAATGCTAACGAAGTTTTAACAAGTGATGGTACTGATATATCATGGGCAGCAGCAGCAGCAGGTGGGATATCAGCAGGAAAAGCAATTGCTTTTTCATTAATATTTTAAAGAGAGGACAATATGGCAAACCCAAATATAACAGCAGTAAGTTCAATATACTTTCAAAATGCAGGGTTTCAAGTACAATCTACTGCTGAAGCTATAATAACTGTAGCAGCAGATAAAGCAATAAAAATAAATTCAATATATGTTTGTAATACACAAGCGACAGATGAAACTTTTACTATTGCTTTTACAGGTATAGGAACAAGTGGAGTAGGTACAACATTAGGAAGTAATGCTGTAGCTACACCAAACTTAACTACTTCTGTATCTATCCCTGCCAACACTACTGTTCAGATCATTGACAATCCAATTTATATGAT